TATTTATTAAGGTAACTAAAACAAAAACACTGGCTGCATATGGTCAGATGATTGATGTACTATTTGCTAACAATAGATTTCCATTAAGTGTAGATCCTACAGAGCTACCAGATGGTGTTGTAGCAGATGTTAATTTTGATCCTAAAGAACCTGAACAACTACGTAAAGATACTAAGAATGAGATTGTGTCTCCTTATGGTTACAAGGGAGATGGCAAAGAGTGGGTTAAGGGTGCGACAGAAAAGACCCTTATGGAAAGTCTTGGCCCACTAAAAGAAAAACTAGAAGATATAGATAATCTAAAAGGTACTACAGGACTTACACCATCCGCAATCACATTCAGCCCAGCTATGATTGCAGCTAAGAAAATGCAAAAGAAAATACATGACCAGTTAGATGAGTCAAGTGCAGGTAAACATCTACGTAGTACAGTATTTGAAATGGCGTTGTTTGGTACTGGTGTAATGAAAGGTCCATTTGCTGTAGATAAAGAATATGCTAACTGGAATGAAGAGGGTGAGTACTCTCCTGTGATTAAAACAGTACCACAGATATCTCACGTATCTGTGTGGAATTTTTATCCAGATCCAGATGCAAGTAATATGGATGAAGCTCAGTTTGTTATTGAGCGCCATAAACTATCACGCACACAACTACGTGCCCTTAAGAAACGTCCTTACTTTAGATCATCTTTAATTGATGAAGCTATTTCTTACGGTGAAGATTATACACGAAAAGATTGGGAGCATGACTTAGCTGACTTTGCACCTGAACATGGTATTGATCGTTTTGAAGTATTAGAGTATTGGGGTATGGTAGACGTAGAGCTACTAGAAGAACAAGGTGTAGATATCCCTAACGAACTATCTGGCTTTGATGAGTTACAAGCAAACGTTTGGATATGTAATGGTAAACTACTACGTATGGTACTTAATCCTTTCAAACCTGCTAAGATTCCGTACCACGCCTCTCCATATGAACTAAACCCGTATGGTTTTTTTGGTGTGGGTCTTGCAGAAAATATGGACGATACGCAAACTTTAATGAATGGTTTTATGCGAATGGCAGTTGACAATGCCGTATTGTCTGGTAATCTATTGATTGAAGTAGATGAAACTAACTTAGTTCCAGGTCAAGACTTATCAGTATATCCTGGTAAAGTATTTAGACGCCAAGGTGGTGCCCCAGGACAAGCAGTGTTTGGAACTAAGTTCCCTAATGTTGCAGGAGAAAACCTGCAGTTATTTGATAAAGCAAGGGTATTAGCAGATGAGTCAACTGGATTTCCATCTTTCGCTCATGGTCAAACAGGGGTCAGTGGCGTGGGCCGTACTGCTTCTGGCATTTCTATGCTTATGGGTGCCGCACAAGGCGGTATAAAAACAGTAATTAAAAACATTGATGACTACTTGCTACGTCCTTTAGGTGAGGGCTTGTTTAGTTTTAATATGCAGTTTAGTTACGATCCTGAGTTGCGTGGAGATTTAGAAGTTAAAGCTCGTGGCACAGAAAGTCTTATGGCTAACGAAGTACGTAGTCAACGTTTGATGCAGTTTTTACAAGTAGCATCTAATCCTTCACTAGCGCCGTATGCTAAGTTCCAGTATATTATTAGGGAGATAGCTAAGTCAATGGAGCTAGACCCAGATAAAGTAACTAACAATATGGATGAGGCAGCAATACAAGCAGAGCTTATGAAAGGCTTTGCAGCCCCAGCCCAAGAGCAACAACAACAGGGAGCCAACCCTTTAGATCCTACAGGAGCAGGGGGTGGTAACATAGGAACAGGTCAAGTACCTACACCTCAAGAACAAGGATTTAGTGGAAATGAACAAGGACCAACTGCTCAACCGCCTCAAGCCAACGCTGGGCAACCCCCAACAGGCTAATGCGTTAGAGGAATACTTTGACTATCTTATTACTGAACAACACAGAATAATGGAACAAACAGATAGTATTACTGTTGTGCATAGAGCGCAGGGTGCAATAAATCAATTACGCAGATTAAAGTTATTGAAAGATGAAGTACTAAATGGCAGATAAAAAAGTAGGTACAAGTACAGGTAAAAAAACACAGGCAGGTAGGGATGTTTATAAAACTCCTGAAGGTGAAATGGTATCTGAAAAATCTACTACGTTTAAGTATAAGGATATGTGGATAAACATTCCTAGTATACATAATGGTCATAAATACGATGATGCTACATTAAAACTTATGCTAGAGGCAGAAATTATTAAGCCTACTAGTTCACATAAAAGTAGAGAAGATGCAGAACAAGCTGCACGTAAGCGTAGTGATAATTTAAAATTTAACAAAGGTGGAACTGCTATGAAAGATCAAATGAGCTTCTTTGAAGACGGTGGACTAAAAGATGAAGGCGGTATGGTGGATGAGGTATCTGGTAATGAAGTTCCATCTGGAAGTACACGTAAAGAAGTTCGTGATGACATTCCAGCTAACATCAGCGAAGGTGAATTTATTTTCCCTGCAGATGTAGTTAGGTTTATTGGTCTTGAAAAACTTATGCAGATGCGTCAGATGGCTAAGATGGGCCTGAAAGAAATGGAAGCTATGGGTCAGATGGGTAACTCTGAAGAAGCTACTATGCCTGATGACTTACCGTTTGGTATGGCTGACTTAATTATTGTAGAAGGTGAGGACGATAGCGAAGAGAATAACTTTGCTATTGGTGGTATTCAGTGGCCTGTATCTCCTGCAGATGTTCCTATTGAAAATAAAGTATATATTAATGAAGCTGGTAATAAAATAAATATTAGGTTCCAAGGCGATAAACCTCTTGACACCATACCTGATGGTTATGTATTATTTACAGGTCAACCCATACCCACGCAACCTGCAGCACCCGCGAGTAGTGGTGGTGGTGGATCAGATGAACCCGCACCTAAAAATCCATTTGTTGAAGCAGGTGGGTGGGCAGATGCTCCATTAGATATGTATATTAAAGAAATAGAAACTATTAGTGGTGCTACACCAAATATTGTAGCAGGTGTAGCCAGTGTTTTAGGCGGTCCATTAATAGGTGGCTTAGCATATGCAGCTAATAAATATAATAAAAAAGAAGCGCTAAAACATATAGATGCTCGTATAGAACAAGCAAAGAAAACTACAGTACCTGGACAAGTAGCAGCATTACGTAGTGCTAAAGAAAAACTATTAGGTAAAAAAGAACGTACTAGTATTATTGGTGCAGTTATAGGATCAATAGCTGAGTCTTTAGGGCTAACAGGAGAGCAGCAAGCTGCTGTTACAAATACTGCAACTAAATTAAATAAAGTAGAAACGCCACCTAAAGATGTTACACCTGTAGATAGTAGTGCTATTCCTTTATCACCAAGCTTAATTGCAACTTCAAAGCAAACTCCTTTTGAACTTTCTATTGAAGATTATATGTCTGCAGAAGAAAAAGAAGCTCTAGGAATACCTAAAGAAGATAAAGTTCCAGTTACAGGCGAACAAGGTTCTGCTGCTGTAGAAAAAATATTACAAGAAATACCTGCTATGCAGCAAGATCCTATGACTCAAGTTCCTGTTGACAATAGATTAACAGGTATGTCAGGTACGATTAAAGATGCTGGTACTCCTATAACAACATTAGGAAAAATAGCAATGCAACCTCCTACTGTAGTACCTACTCCTACTGATCTACAAACAAATGTAGGTGATATAGATAGACAAACTAGAGCAGCTTACGAAAGTGATCTTATAAATAAAGGTAAAGAGCTAGTTGCACAGCAATCTAAAATGGCTAGTTTAGGCTTAATGGATAAAGTTAAAAATGCAGTTATGAATAAGAGTGCTATACCTGAAACAGGATTAACTGGAACTGTATTAAGTGAAACAGGCCCAGTAAGTAAGCCAACAGGACGCGCAGGATCACTAACACCTGTATCAGCTACAGGTAGCGGTAAATCACCTACAACAACTACAGCACCTTCTACTTCAACGGTTTCAAATAATGATAGAGATGACAGAAGTAGTTTTTCTGAAACATTAGCTAAAACAGGAACAGCAACTAGAATTGGATCTGCTGCACCTAAAACTTCTGTTAAACCGCCATCACGTCCATCAGGTGGCCCTGCACAAGATAATAATCCTAACAAACCAGATAAACCCAAACGTGGAGGGGGCGGTGGTAAAGCACATGGAGGTTTAATGAAGAAACGTGGTAAGTAACAGCACGTAAGTAATCTGTTACATTTGTCTGGCTACTCATCCCCCTAACAACAACACTAGGCTACGGTGGCCCCAGAAAAGAAAGTAAATAAATGGACGATACAATAATGGCTGGCGAAATGGAAGCGCCAAAAAAAGTAGCATTTGCAAATCGCAAGTACTCAAACGAAGATAAACGAAAGTTAGAAGAAGAAGAACTGCAAAAATTAATGGACGAACAAGATGAGTCTGTAAAAGAACAGGGAGTGCAAAAGGAAGAGCAAGTACCTGAAACAGCAGAAGAGCGTAGTTTTAAAAAACGTTATGGTGATTTACGTAGACATACTCAAGAAAAAGAACGTAGCTACGAAGATCGAATTAAAAAACTAGAAGAACAACTTAACGAATCTGCAGCACAAGGAATTAAACTACCTACTAGTGGTGAGGACTTAGATAAGTGGGCAGCAGAATATCCTGATGTAGCAGCTATCGTAGAAACTATTGCAATTAAAAAGGCAAGAGAACAGTCAAAGGAATTAGAAGATCGTGTTAAAGCTATTGATGAAATGCGATATGAGGCCACACGTGAAAAGGCTGAAGCAGAGCTTATGCGACTTCACCCTGACTTTGGCACAATACGTGACAGCGATGACTTCCACGAATGGGCTGAAGAGCAGCCTAAGTGGGTTCAAGACGCTTTGTATGAAAACACTGAAGATGCTCGTTCAGCTTCTCGTGCTATCGACTTATATAAAAGCGATAGAGGCATTGCAAAAACTAAAAGTAAAAATACTGACAAAGATGCGGCGAGATCAGTAGGAACTAAATCTACACGTACTCGCCCAGAAACTGATGAGACAAGTAACTACCTAAAGGAATCTCAGGTAAATAAAATGTCTCCACAAGAATACGAGAAGTATGCGGATGATATTATGGAATCTATTCGTACTGGAAAATTTATTTATGATATTTCAGGAAATGCTCGTTAAGCTATTGACATGTAGAAAAACTATGGTATAACTATATGTACAATCCTTTAGTATAGGGTAGCCCTATTAAATAGCAACCTACTCTATACTAAATTAAACTTTACTATTCACAAACAGCAATACTCTTACGGAACTACCTAATCTCTATTGGCCCATTGCATATAGGAGCGGCCACTCTTGTAAACAATGCACCCAGTATGTTAGCCTCTAAACTTGAAATTGTTTTAGTTTGTATCTTGGAACCAATAATGCGAAAGGAATAAACAATGGCATTTGGATCAGCGAGTGGATATGGTAACCTTCCCAATGGGGTTTGGTCACCAGTAATCTACAGCAAACAGGTACAACTTGCATTCCGCAAGTCTGCTATCTGTGAAGCAATTACTAACAACGACTATTTTGGCGAGATTGCCAACATGGGCGATAGCGTGAAAATCGTTAAAGAGCCTGAAGTAGAAGTTAAACCTTATCTGCGTGGTACAACTGTTGCCGCACAAGATTTGATTGACTCTGACTTTAGTCTTAATATCGACAAAGCCAATTATTTTGCCTTCAAAGTCGATGATATTGAGGATGCTCATTCCCATGTCAACTTCCAAAGTCTTGCGTCAGATCGCGCAGCCTATCGTTTGGCTGACCAGTTTGACAAAGATGTACTTGGTTACATGGCTGGTTATAAGCAAACACCTGCTGCTGGTGCAACTGGTAACATCTTGGAAGATGAATCTGCTGATACTGTAAACAACGTTATCAACGGAACCAAAGCTAACTCAGCGGCTGGTACAGACGAGTTGCTCGCAGTTAATAAGCTGAAAAAAGGTGACTTTGGTAACATCACTACATCTTCTGCTGGTGACCATTCAATCCCAGTAGCTGCACGTCTTTCTGGCGCTACAGCATTGCCAACAGCAACTGTGTCTCCTGCGATGATTGTATCGCGTATGGCACGTTTGCTGGATCAACAGCAAGTTGACTCACAAGGTCGCTGGTTGGTTATTGATCCCGTAATGATGGAAGTCTTGCGCGATGAAGACTCACGTTTGTTGAATGCAGACTTTGGTGGTTCAGGGTTACAGAACGGTATGGTTCTGAATAACTTTCATGGCTTCCGCGTCTACGTAACTTCAAACTTGCCAGCAGTTGGTACTGGTGCAGGAACTTCAGGTTCCGCAAACCAGAACGCTAACTTTGGAGTTATCTGTGCTGGACACGACTCAGCCGTTGCATCTGCAGAGCAGATCAACAAAACTGAGACTTATCGTGACCCAGACTCATTTGCAGATATTGTGCGTGGGATGCACCTTTACGGTCGCAAGATCCTTCGTCCAGAAGCTCTGGTATCAGCGAAATATAATATCGCCTGATAATACACTTACAGAGATAGGCTGCTTAACTGTGGCCTATCTTTATTTGCATATAAAGGACATCTTCAAATGGCAATTACTACAGCAATGTGCAACACGTTTAAGCAAGAGCTACTTGGCGGTGTTCACGATCTTGATACTCACTCACTAAAATTGGCTCTAATTAAAGCTTCACCATCAGGTACTTATGGTGCAGCTACTACTAACTACTCAAATGTTACTGGTAACTCCGACGAAGCATCAGGAACAAATTACACTGCAGGTGGTCAAGTACTAGATGGCGCTGCTATTACTTTAGATGGTAGCACAGCTATTGTTGACTTTACTGATGAGGTATTTCAAAATGTAACTATCTCTACAGATGGTTGTATTATTTACAATACTGCACAGGCTAACAAAGCAATAGCAGTTATTGACTTTGGTGGTACAGTTAGTGCAACAGCAGGTGATTTAACTATTGAGTTTCCTGCGGCAGCAGCAGGTACAGCAGTAATTCGTATTGCATAAGATACTTTAAGGATACCTATCCATGACAATTAAGTTTGCAAATCGTGTAAAAGTAAGTACGTCTACTACAGGAACAGGTACTATTACCCTTGGTTCTGCAGTAGGAGGGTTTCAGACTTTTGCTCAAGGTGGTATCCTTAATGGTAACTCAGTACGCTACACAATTCTTAATGGTAACAACTGGGAAGTAGGCACAGGAGTCTACACTCATAGCGGAACCACTATGTCAAGATCTTACGAGGAAAGCTCTACAGGGTCTTTACTTAATTTAACAGGTGAATCAGAAGTATTTATTACTACGTCTGCTACTGATATTGAAAACTTAGGTAATCGCTCTATTGATTACTTTTACTTTACTGCTACATCAGGTCAAACAGCGTTTACAGGTAATGATGGCAATAGCAATCAACTAGCATTTTTTGAAGATAACGTATTAGTATTTCTTAACGGTATTGTCTTAGAAGGTGGTGGTACAGACTATAGTGTTTCAGGTGGAAATACTGTTACTCTAAGTACAGGTGCTACTGTTTCAGATGAGTTAAATATTGTAGCGTTTAAGTCCTTTACTGTAGCTGATGCTGTACCTAAATCTACTGGTGGGCAGTTTGATGCTAATGTAGACTTTGCTGCAGGTATTGACGTTACAGGTAACATTACTGTTACTGGTACTGTAGATGGAAGAGATGTAGCTGCAGACGGTACTAAGCTAGATGGTATAGAAGCATCTGCTACGGCAGATCAGACAGGCGCAGAAATAAAAACTTTGTATGAAGCAGAAGCTAATGCTTACACAGATGCTAAAGATACTAAACTGTCAGGTATTGAAACAGGTGCCACAGCAGACCAGACTGCGGCTGAGATACGCACTCTTGTAGAGTCTGCTACAGACAGTAACGTCTTCACTGACGCTGATCATACTAAGCTTAACGCTATTGAAGCAGGAGCAACTGGCGATCAAACTAACGCTGAAATCAGGGCGGCGGTAGAAGCCGCTACTGACAGTAATGTGTTTACAGATGCAGACCATACAAAGCTGAATGGTATTGAAGCTAGTGCAGATGTAACAGATACTACTAATGTAACTGCTGCTGGTGCCTTAATGGATAGCGAGGTTACTAACCTAGCACAAGTTAAAGCATTTGATAGCTCCGACTACGCTACAGCCGCACAGGGTGCTACTGCTGATGCCGCACTGCCTAAAGCTGGCGGTACTATGACTGGTAATATTAATTTAGGCGACAACGACAAAGCTACTTTTGGTGCTGGGTCTGACCTCCAGGTTTATCACAACGGTAATAACAGTTATGTGCAAGATGTCGGCACTGGCAAGTTACATATTACAAGTAACGGTACTGGCGTAAGTATTGACAAAGGCACATCAGAGTTAATGGCGACATTTGATACTGATGGCGCAGTAACACTATACTACGACAGTGCGGCCAAACTCGCTACCACCAGCACAGGTATTTCAGTAACAGGAAATATAGCAGCAAGCGGAACCGTCGATGGTCGTGACGTTGCAGCGGATGGCACGAAGCTGGATGGTATTGAGGCTTCTGCTAATGTTACAGATAGTGCAAACGTAGGCACTTCTCTTACTGGTTTCCCTACCAATACGGACGCAACAGGTTCAGATCTTATTCCTGTATATGATGTGTCTGCTAGTAGATGGGAAAAGCAAACAATTACCAATGCAGCATTGCAAGGTCCAACTGGCCCTACAGGTCCAACGGGTCCAGCAGGATCTAATGGTTCTAATGGCTCTACGGGGCCAACTGGCCCTACTGGTCCGACTGGCCCTACGGGTCCAGCGGGTGCTGACGGTGATGATGGTGCTACTGGCCCTACGGGTCCAACAGGACCAACTGGCCCTCAAGGTAATTCTGTCACAGGTCCGACTGGACCAACAGGGCCAACAGGGCCACAAGGTAACTCTGTTACTGGACCAACGGGGCCAACGGGGCCAACAGGGCCGCAGGGAAATACAGGAAGCACAGGCCCAACAGGATCGACGGGGCCAACTGGCCCTACTGGACCAACTGGGCCGACTGGAACGTTTAGCGGATCAGGTTCATATGCAGCTAGTGCTTGGGTCAATTTTAAAGGCACAAGTACAGTTTTTATTCGTGATGATGGAAATGTCTCATCAATTACGGATCGAAATACTGGAAAATATGGGGTAAATTACAGCAGTAACTTCTCTAATATTAATTATGCAGCAGTTGCTATGATTAGGGCTGACCAAGATTATGGCCCGACTGTTGGGCAACCGCATGAGTATTCAACGCAATCAACTGGTCAGACAAACTTGAAGACAGGCTCAGTTTATGCGGCCCTAGATAGTAGTGTTGTTACCCTTACAGCTACTGATTGATGAGTCTTTAAATGACAAAATACAGAGTAATTTTTGACGATCCTGATGCTCTCGATGAGCCAACCAAGGTGCTTGTTCCTTCACAGAATTGGTTAGATAAAGCTATGTCAGGTGGTTTGCCACCTATCTGGGTTTATTGGCAACTTCAAGACGATGAGCAGCAAGCCATTAAAGAAGGGCGTCATAGCACGTTTCAGCACGATCCAGATAAACATGCCTTGCAATGGACTGCGCCTCGCATTGGCCCTCTAACAGAAGAAGAAGCTATGGAATACTTGTGCATGAAAGACTTGCCTCGCAAGTGTTGGTCAGAAGAACACAACCGCCCAATGTTTAAGATCATGCGTACAGAGGAAGTGCCAAGCGATAGGCAGTTTAGAAATGCTTGGGAGATGACGGCATGAGTACAGTATATATAAAAATAGGCGCCACAGACTATAACGCCGCAGACTACACAATCCCAGCGGAGCGCACGTTTCGTGAGGGTTGGGAAGCTAATGCAGACACAGGGGTAATTTCTGTGAACATGGCAAAGGCTAAAGAAATCTGGCGTGATAAAATACGTGCAGCAAGGGTTGAACCTTTAGCGGCTCTTGATACAGCTTACATGAAAGCCTTAGAGACTGGTGCAAATACCTCAAGTATTATTGCACAGAAACAAGCGTTGCGTGATGCTCCTGCTTTAGCAAGCATAGATAACGCTACAACTACTGATGAGTTAAAAGCTATCCAACCAATACCTGATGTAACGGTGGAGTAGTTTTATATATAATAATAAAAACAATAAGGATAACTTATGGACAATGTAAGACAAAACTGGCAGTTATTTTCTGCTGCACTATCAGAAGATATAGTAGACAATATTGTAAAGCAAGCAGGTGAAACAGCAGAAGCTTCTACCTTTAACAGTAGCGGCTCTGATATACGAAAAAGTAAAGTAGCTTGGCTTACAAACAATAAACCTGTATTAGAT